CAAGGTATCCAATTCGCCTTCGATAAGATTAAAGGCGCAGTATCAGATAACAAGGAAGAGTTCCAAGCCCTATTAGAGTTCATTCAAAAGTACGTTGCTCCATTCCTAGGCGGAGTATTCAAACTGGCTATCCAAGGAATTGGAATTGCCATTGGAGTAGTCGTTGATTCAGTAGGAGCATTAATCCGTGGATTCCAGACGCTTATTAATCTAGGCTCACAGATTGGCGGTGCTATCGGTGGAATGTTCGGCGGAGGTCGAGCATCTGGTGGTCCAGTCATGGGTGGAACGACTTATCTCGTAGGCGAGAAAGGCCCAGAACTATTTACGCCTTCAAATAGCGGCAGCATTATTCCTAACAGCGCTTTAGGTCGAGGCGGATCAACAATTAACTTAACGGTCAATGGAGCCATCGATCCTGAAGGTACAGCTAGAACAATTGTAAACATCCTAAACAATTCAGCGGCCAGAGGCACACTAGGCGCTGGGGCATTAGTTATCCCATGACCGCATATACGCCTAGTTACAAAGTCCTTATCGAAGGCGTAGAACTAACCGAGGTCACAATCGCTGACCTTACGGTCACTTCAGGACGTACGGATATCTACCAGCAACCCGTTGCCGGATATTGCCAGTTGCAGTTGATTAACTTTGATAATTCCAGTTATGACTTTACAGTAGGAACTGGCCTAACAGTAGAAGTCACTGATTCAGTCGGAACTTATGTTCCAATCTTTGGCGGCCTTATTTCGGATTTTACAATCACGGTCAATAGCGCTGGAAATCTTGGTTATACCACTTTAGCAAGCATAACTGCTCTAGGAGCCTTATCCAAACTTCCCAAGATTATCGATGCTGGAGTGTTATCTCAAGACCAAGATGGCGACCAGATTTATACACTTTTATCAGGTTACCTTTTGGGTTCATGGAATGATGTCCCAGCAGCAGAAACTTGGGCCGCATACAATCCGACTGAAACATGGGCTAACGCAATCAATATCGGATTAGGCGAAATTGATCGTCCAGGCGATTACGACATGATTTCACGATCTTCTAGCAATACTGATCTTTATTCATTAATTGCGGATATTGCCAAGTCAGCCTTTGGCGTTATCTATGAGGATGCAAACGGCAATATCGGTTATGCAGACCAAACGCATCGCCAAAATTATCTAGCTGCCAATGGGTATACAACCCTTGATGCCAACCACGCCAATGGGGTGGGCTTATCGGCAACGACTCGTGCTGGTGATCTCAGAAACTCATTTACGATCAATTATAATAACAATGGCAATCAAACTTATACGGCAACAGATTTAGTCAGCCAAGCCAATTATGGGGTTTATGCTGAAAATTACACTTCACGGATTAAACACACAGTTGATGCCGAGGCGCTTGCCGATCGATACATCGAGCTAAGAGCCAATCCTTATCCAAAGTTTCAAAGCATTACTTTCGTATTAGGCAACCCTGAAATCGACAATTCAGACCGCGACGCCTTAATTAACATTTTCCTTGGCCAGCCCGTCTGGATTCAGAATCTACCGCCTAACATTTCCAACGGGTCGTTTCAGGGCTACATCGAAGGCTGGACGTTCAAAGCAAGCCTTAATAATCTTACCGTGACTTTCAACGCTTCTCCTGTGAACTTCTCCCAAGTTGCGGTAAAATGGGAACAGGTAAGCGCAGCAGAAACATGGAATACCCTTAACACAAGCCTAACCTGGCTAAATGCGATTGGAGTAGTAGCGTAATGGCAACAACAACAACTAACTTTGGATGGGATATTCCCCAGTCCACAGACCTAGTAAAGGATGGCGCTACCGCTATTGCGGCACTTGGTCAAGATATCGACACGGCTTTAATTGATCTTAAGGGCGGAACGACAGGACAAGTATTGGCTAAGGCATCGGGTACAGACCTCGATTTTTCATGGGCAACCCCCAGCGTCGGAAAAGTTGCTCAGGTTCTATCAACCTTGAAGACTGATACATTTTCGACGACATCAACAAGCGCCGTCTCAATTACAGGATTAAGCCGATCGATTACCCCTTCACTATCCACAAGTAAAGTTTTAATTATTGTCTCACTAGCTGCTGGAGTATCAAACACAGACGGTGACGCTGCATTTTTCCAATTGACTGGCGGAAACAGCACAACTTACGTGGGAGACACTGCTGGCAGTCGTCGGGGAACGGTCCATTGGGTTCGCCGAGACGGATCAGGTGGTCAAGCAATCGCATCAACAAACATGCCAGTGACGATGGTTTATCTCGATTCACCTGCAACAACGAGTGCGGTTACTTATCAAGCTCAGGCTTACATTCATCAGGGAACTGCTTACGTAAATCGTTCAGGCGTGGATAACAACGATGGATCTAATGGTCGCTCAGCTTCAACGATTACAGTAATGGAGATACTCGCATGATTGATTATGCAACTATTTTAACAGTCAAATACAAAGGGACAGAATGGACGCTCGACGGAGACAATTATTCTGGCCTTAACTGGATTTCAGAAACCCCTAAGCCATCAAAGAAAACACTTGACGATCTTTGGGAATTAGTAAAATCAGAAATTGAAGCTGAAAAGACCGCTAAGGTCGATCTTAAAGCATCTGCAATTGGCAAACTTGCTGCGCTTGGACTTACAGAAGATGAAGCGAAAGCCATTATTGGATGAAGCCAGTTTTATGCAAGGCTGGGCAACAGTTACGCGAACAGTTCGATGACTCCTTCCCTGATCGTGATAGGCGTTCCGATGGTTGGATCGGCGATCTCCGTCATTCAGCGCGTCCTAGTGACCACAATCCTGATCGAGAAACTGGAATTGTTAGAGCCATCGATGTCGATCGAGATGTCCATAAGTCAGGCAAGCCCGACCTCATGCCAGATATTGCAGATCAGATTCGACTCGCGGCCAAGGCTGGAGAGAAGCGAATTGCTTACATCATCTTCGCTGGGCGAATTGCATCGTCTCGCTTGGGCTGGCGTTGGAGACCTTACAAGGGATCTAATCCGCACAATCATCATCTCCATGTTTCTTTCACTAAGACGGGCGATACAGATGGTTCGTTCTTTAATATCCCGATGTTAGGTGGTAAGTAATGGGTCGCGTAACGATCAGCTCTAATAACCTATTCCCCGGTCCTAAAGGCGAAAAGGGAGATAAGGGCGACGCAGGTGGCCCACCGGGTCCACAGGGACCAGCAGGCCCACAGGGACCTCAGGGCGAACAAGGCCCACAAGGTTTACAAGGCACTCAAGGAAACCCCGGAGCGCAAGGCGCACAAGGCCCAATTGGTTCAACTGGACTTAAAGGCGACAAGGGCGACAAGGGTGATACTGGAGCAACGGGCGCGACTGGTGCTAAAGGCGATACTGGAGATACTGGAGCGCAAGGCCCATCTGGCGTAGTCACAGTCAATGCTCCACTAACTAACGCTGGAACTTCTAGTGCTGCCAATCTTTCAATATCGGCTGGTACTACTTCGGCCGCTGGAGCGTTGCAACTTACCGACTCAGTATCCTCGACATCGACGACGACAGCTGCGACTCCCGCTGCGGTCAAGACTGCTTATGATTTAGCAGATGCTCGATTGTTAAAATACGCTACGCATTGGCGAGTTAAATATCTTTCTGCAAATTGGTATGATGCAAAGAACGGCGCAACTATAAGCAGCTCGGCCTATACATTGAACAGACTTTATCTTTATCCTCTTTTTATTCAAGAATCAATCACGATTGATCGTTTAGGTGTCGAGTGTACTGTAGCCAATGCTTCTACGACTTGGCGTGTAGGCATTTACAATGCGGACTCAAATGGCGTTCCTACGACAGTTCTACTCGATGCAGGAACGGTTGATACCTCAACAACTGGCCTAAAAACAATTACAGTTTCACAAACTTTAAACACCGGTTTATATTATATTGCAGGTGTCTGGCAAGGTGGTTCTACATCTCCACAAATGCGATCTTACGTCAACTCTGGTGGCGATTGGTCGCCCGTACCCTCAACTTCTCAACTGATCGCTAACTACAATACTTCTTATCAAATAAATAGTGGTGTTTCTGGCGCGTTACCAACTTTTTCTGGGTCTGTTGTGAGTTCAGTTCTTCCTGCTAGAACTCAATTTAGGATCGCATAATGAAACAAATTACCTACGGCATTGGCGGCTATGATCCATCCAAGCCAAATAACAACATCGTTGAAGAAATCGACATCCCAGATACGGAGATAGAATAATGGAAGCAATTATCTACGCAACACTAGGACTTATTGCAATTCCTGTAATTCGTCAGGCGATCAAGTCTTATCGAGCTAAGAAAGCTATTGGCGAGATCATAGTAGACTCTCTTGAGGCGGCAGTCGATACTGTCGAAAAGAAGAAATGACCCAAGAGAACTTCTTCACTCTTTACTTTGCCAGCCTTGCCGTAATCGGTGGGCTTGCAGGTTATGTAATCACGCATCTACTGTCGGAAATTAAGCGACTTAATTCGCGTGTCGATGAGATTTATAACATCCTTTTAGAGCGATAATTTTTACCATGGCACGAAAGAAAGTCATCGATCTCGATACTTACTCACAGCTCGATCAATACGCTATCTGCATGCATGAGTTCTATAAGAGTCTCAGGCGAGCAGGTTTTGC